CATCTGATAACAGCTTTCCTGTTTTGCTACAGCTAACATCAAGTCATAGTCAATGTTGTATTTTTCACAGGAGCTTCTTATTATTTCCCTGTCGCTCTTGCTTAACGGAATAAAACTGTACTTGTCTTTTTCAATCCCTAAGTCATATTCCGGAGTAAAATATTCCGTTGTTTTTTCAGTTTCAAAAGTTTCCGTTTCAATCTCACAAGCAACTGTTTCATTTTCTGTAGAAATTGTTGCCTTGGTTGCTTTTATCTTTCCTATTACAATGGGAATAATCACAAGCATAGCTGCGGAAACATTAATTATTATTTTTCTTTTATTCATTTTTTCTTTGCCCTTGCATATCTATCAATCGTTTTCTGCTTCTTGCCGTCTTTACTTATAAGTGTTACATAACTTCCACCGTCATCTTTAAGCAACATCCATTGACTAGGAATAAGTCCATAGGCAGATGCGGCAATTTTCAAATCTCTTGTCAAGGCTTTAGGCTGTTTCATTCTTGGCTCCTTTCAAGAACTTATTTACAAAATAGACCTGCCCTTTACCTGTAACCTTTGTAGTTTTGGTAATTCTCACAGAACCATCCGGATTAACGAGGTTGCTTTCCTTGATTTCAAATAATCCCTGTTCAACAAATCTCTGCTGTGGCATATTTCTTGATGAACCGCATTTAATAAGGAAGTTATTCTCTCTCAACCAATCAAATAATCGTTTCTGCCCTATCTGATAGCCGTTCTGACAAATTAACTTCGCTAAATCTCCGACAAGGATTGATGTATGGCTTGTTGCTACGGCATCCGCAAAAATCTCTTTAGGTTTCATCTGTTCAATTCTTGCCTGTTTCTGCTCGATTATCTTGTCTCTTTCAGCTATCTTGTTATTGGCTACAAGAAGTGCCTTTGCCATAAGTTCTTCATCAGATAAGGTTTCCTGCCCTGCTATGTAGCCACCGTTCTTTCTGATTGACGGAAGAACTTCTGATGTAACCCAATGTTTAAATCTCTTGGCAGATTCAAGTCTGCTCCCAAAAAACTAAGGCATAAACACCGGATTCGTTAATAACAGTCATACTCTGCTTTCCACCAGGGGTGTCGATAGTGTCTACCCCCTTATCTTCATCAAACACATGAGTAGTGATTGCGTCTCTCGGATTTGTAAATCCCAATGCTTTTGCAACATCTTTCCCGACAAAATATGTTTCATTGTCTTTAGTAATGGTTCGGATTTCTCCAAACTCTTCCGAATTAAAAATCTGCAATTCGTTCATTTCATTCTCCTTTCTTAGTAACTTATGAGGTTACTTTCTTTGCAAAAAAAATATCCATAGGATTTTTAATATTCAAATTATCAATCATAATCTGAATTTCATTGCTGCCAAAAATGCCCTTGTGCATTCGTAAATAGAAAGTCTTGGGCGTCACACCTATCATTTGTGCAACTTCTGTCTGCGTCTTTCCATTTTCAGCAATAATCCCACGAAGTTTGTTTGTATCAACCATTATCTCGTCTCCTTTCTAACTTCGTAACTTTTGAAGTTACTCTTATTATACACCTTAAAAGTAACTTGTCAAGTTATTTTTTTCTTGACTTGTAACTTTTTTGTGCTATAATTAAGTTACCAATAGGAAAGGAGGAAACACTGATGATTAGAACTGTCGGAGACAGAATTAAGGAGCAAAGAGAGCTTAATGGAATATCGCAGGTGGAATTATCCGAAAAGATAGGCGTTTCTAAACAGACATTATATAAGTATGAGAATAATGTTGTAACAAATATTCCAAGTGATAAAGTTCAAGCCGTAGCGAATGTTCTTAATATTTCTCCTTCGTATTTAATGGGATGGGAAGATAATTTATCAAGTGAAAATGCTGATATAATTCCCGACTTAATGTCAGATAAAGAATTATTTGATAGTGTTAAGAAATTAACTGAACTTAATAAAGAGCACCAACAAACTATATTTGACAACATAGCCTATTGGTATGAGAAAGAGGGGCATTAAATGCCCCACTTTTTTTTAAATGATGTAACCAATTCAAATAAAAATTTCAAGAAATTATCATTAGAACAGTTGTCAATCAAGCTGATAACTTCCTGCTTATAGTCTTTTTCCATTTCAACCCTCCCAAAATACAACTAAATAGCGATAACCTAATATTAGAACAAACGTTCTATATTGTCAATAGTAAAATACTGTCATATAATTTACTTTATAAATATATCATAACTGTTTTTGCTGCGATGATAAACAAATCGCAAGTTTCGACAGTTTACTTTATAAAAGACTAAGGAGTGGTTTGTATGGATGATATGATATGTGAAAGATGTGGAAATAAAATGCACACATACGAAAGAGAAATTAAGGATTATACCGGAGCTGTAATCAGAAAAGAAACGTATATGCAATGTCCGTATTGCACTATTCATTATTCAAAGGAAAAGTATAATCAGAGAGAATATAAGATAGCAAGTTACTTTGGAATGTTTCTTTGTGCTTTAATAATCATTGGCACACTTGTTCCATTTGCTAAAACATTGGGAGTAAGCTATAACCTTTTTAAAATATCCATTCCGGAGGGATGTTGTTGCCTTATAGCCGGATTGGCTGCATTTATGTTCTTATATAAAGAAGCTCCTATCGGTGCAGTTTTTAGTTTTATCTGTGCATTGGTTTTTTCTTCGGCGGGAATAGGATATAGCCCGGAAGCCGAAAAATTATTTAATGCTATTGGCACAACCCCACCAATCGAAAGAACAGCCGGGTTTTATATGATTATAGTTTCTTCTTTATTAGGGATTGCAACTTCTTTGTATTGCCACTTTAGAAAAAAGAAGTCGTAAATTAAAGGTAAGAGGATTCTCTTACCTTTTCTTTTTAGGGGCAATACCAACGCCAATCAAATATTGCCCCACCAGAACTTGAAATTGTCCCCTTAGAGGACTTTTTTAATTTATCACGTTTATAAAACCGATTAAAGGCGGTTCAATTCGCAAGTTTCGACACAACATCTTTTATTTTGCAATTAATCAAGCTGTCTGCCGCTTTTATCGTAGATGTGATAACCTTTGTCCTTATTTCTTCCCCACTCGTCAAAAGCTAATGCGAATGAATGGAATGAACCCTTGCTTGATTTCTCATTATGGAACGAGGTTCTTACTCTGTAATAGTCATTGCTTGTGCTAGGATAAGAAGCATAGCTGTATCTTGCAAGCTCTCTCTTAATTGTAATCTGCTTAGTATTAGTCAACTTCACATTATCAACGTATGCTTCTACATTGTATACTCCGTCGGCTAATGCAACCGGACAAGTATCGCTAAAGCCTACCTTGTCGGTTGGATAACCTGCTTCTAATACGTCTATCCTTGACTGATTAGCTTTTATATCATAAAGGTAATAGTTCACACCAACTTTAGATATTTTGATTTTGACATCCCCACTTCCACCATAAGTCCATCCACTAACAAACAATCTGTCTTTGCCATCCATTTTAGCCACATCTAAGAAACCTACAACATTTTTGCTAGCTTCTGCAATCGGCAAATCTGCGTCAAGGTAAGGTTCAGGATTAAGCCATTCAAAGTTCCTTGTATCGTGAATACCGATTGTTACATTAAGGCTCTTATATTTCCTAACCTCAAAATGAACGTGTGCTCCATAACTGAACCCTGTGTTACCCATATACCCTATAACAGTTCCTTTAGACACTTTCTGACCTTGTTTGACTGCTACGCTTCCTAAGTGAGCGTACAAGGTAACATAGTTATCATTGTGTTGTATCATAACATAATTACCATAGCCCATTCCCTCTGGGTCATGAACACAGTTCGTTCCGGTCATCTTGTTCATAACTTTGACAACTGTTCCGTCTGAATGTGCGATAATACTATCACATTGATTGGTTTTCTTTACAACGTCAACACCGATAGCCCATCCATTTCCCGAATGAACTTTGTCATAATGTTGCTGATATGATTGTGTAATCTGGTTTTCACCTGTTCTTAAAATTCTTGACATAATTAAGTCTCCTTTCCTTTGCTTTATGCTCATGCAATATCTACAGAACCAAATTCTTTAACATAAGCGTCTACGTCTTTGATTCCGAGATATTCCTTGACTTCTTCAATTTCCATAGGCTGTATTCCCTCACTTGAAGTTCTGAAATACGCCTTATTCTTGGTTTTATATAAGGCTTCCATATTCCCTATGTAAACTACCTCTGATGTTGTTGTATCATACAGTTTTTCATTGATTATTGCTTTCATTCTTTCGCCTTTCTAACCAATTTTGAATATCAAGACACTATAGGTCCTATAACCAGGAACAGTAACAGTTGAGCTAGCGTCTTGGCTTTTTGCTACTAATTCAAAATTAAAACTTTGCTCACCACTAACACCAAAATTATGTACTGCAAGCACTCTTTCATAAGTGGTTGAATTTGTACGTGCAGCCACAAGTGCATTGCCGTTGGCTAATAATTCAATACGGCTAGTGCCAGGATTTGTTGATATTACTGCCGAAATAATCGCAATGTAAAACCCGTGAGTAAGAGTTGCGCTATCTTTCCAAAGCGATACTGAACTACCTTTTTTTGACGCTCCTGTGCCATAATTATTGATACTGAAAATGCACTTACCTCTTATTTGAGTAGTTGTATCTTTTAACCCTTGTAAGCTCACTTGCTTATCCGTTCCAAGTCCTGCGATAATGTCGCCTTGAGCTGTGATTTTGCCAGAAGCCTCAATATTTCCTGTCGTTTCATCTCCTACATCTCCTATACCTGCCTTGACATATATACTTTTAACGTATAAATTTTGCCAAGTTTGTTGTGGCGAACCAAGATTAGGAAAGGTTTCTCTATATCCAGACGGAGTGGGTTCGGCGTCATTTGTTTGAATTGGGATTAAATCGCTAATAATCTTGTCTGCCTTAAAGTAATTTGTGCTAATCCCCATCATATCTGTTTCAAAAGATGTTATTTTTGTTACAGTTCCGTCTTCGCTTCTATCATAATATCCACATCTGATAGTCGGGCATTTGTAAGTGAAAGTTCCTACTCCTGCACCGATATTAATTTGTCCGGCTCCGTTTGGGGTTATTTCACACCAAGCCTTGTAACTTCCTGTTATGGTTGCGGCACTACTATCCCATTGGTCTACCCAATCAAGCTCTCTTGAAAAACCATTTTCCGTAATGTTGAAATCTGCAATTTTGCCGCTTGTCGATTCAAGATATGTACCATACAGTTTAGCACCTGTAATTGTGCCACTTGCGGTAATGTCTTGTGCAAACAAGTTAGTAACGTCAATCTGTTTGGCTTTTATGGAATTGGTTGTAATTTTCCCACCGTCAATCGTGGTGGTGTTCGGACTGTAGATATTCTCTTTAATCTCGTCAGCGGTTTTCTTTGCACCTACAACCACACTATTTGTACTGATAGCATTGATAAACGCTTCTTGTGAAGTAATTGTTGAAATTACCGCATTATCAGCGAATATGTTCGCAACATCAAGTTCATTTGCTGTTATGCTACTTGCGACTATCTTATCCGCATTGATTGTTCGGTCGGTAAGTACATATCCGTCTAAGCTGTCAACTGTGGTGCTTGTCAATTCGCCAAGGTTATTAAGTGCATAAAGTAATCCTTTTTCTGAACCTTTGAGAAGTATTCTATCCGCAATAAGTGTTCCTGCGGTTATCTTGTTTGCATTTACCTCTACGCTGTCGAGAAAGCCTGTTATATGCCCCTCAACTACGGTTGCACGGTCAATCAAGCCAACATTTGCAAGCAATGTAGCCACGTTTGCGGTTTCAATGTTTGTAAGTTTAATGTTAGCATACTTTATGTCCGCTTCATCTGCCGTCATATAGCCTAACTTTGCAACCTCTGTTGATAATTGGTTCGTATCTAACTTTCCTTTTATGACCGCACTATCCGCCGTTAAGTAGCCAAGTTTTGCTACTTCTGCCGATAATTCGCTAGTGTCTAACTTGCCTTTAATCACAGCACTATCAGCGGTCAGATAACCTAACTTAGCAACTTCTGCAGATAACTCACTTGCGTCTAATTTTCCCTTGATTACGGCACTATCTGCGGTCAGATAACCAAGTTTAGCCACATTCGCGGACAAGTTATCAGTAGTGATGTTGTTTGCGTTTATTTCGTCGATTTCAGCCTGTATGGCTGTTATTTTGTCTGCTGTTACTGTGTTAGCTCTTACCCATTCGGCGTCAACCTTGGTCGCAACCACTCTGTTTGTCAATAACAAGTCAGTTGTCAATCTATCCATTGCTGTTGTAAGTGGTCCCGAATAATTACTTGCTTCTCCGTCGGCATTTCCTACCGCTTTAACCTTTGTTTCACTTGCGGTAAAATCTTGATTAAGTGTCATACAAGGTACCACTATTGTAGTTCCGTCAAGTAATGTCACTTTAACAACATCTGTCACATCAAGGCGAATATCGTCAAGCATACTAATTTCTGCTGGACGGTACGTTAAGTTTTTCATAGGTCCGTAATAAACATTTTCTGCGTCTTTTAGGTCTGCAAGAGGGTTAGAGCAATAAATGATATTAGGTTCACTACCAGCAAGCCATCTTGTCTCGCTGTTTACAATAAATTCAACGCCTGTTACTTTGTAATTATTGCTGTCTTTTTTTAAACTCCAAAATGAGCTAAGTGTTTTTTCGACTGGTTTTCCCCAGGCGTACCAGCCAAAATTAAGCACACCCTGCCTGTCAAAATAAGCAAAGGTGCCAAGCATAGAAGCAATGTACCCTATCATTTCTCGACAGGTATATCCTTTAATGTAATTTCTGACAGTTCCGCCGGTGTAACTGAAATTTACTGTAACACCGCATTGTTTAGCAATGTCATCCACAACATTCTTAAAGCCGTTAGGGATAGCCACTTTTGGTTCATATAACTTATCAAGAAGTCTCATTCTGTCATAGGCTTTGAACGAAATTATTCCGTCATCTTCTGTCGGCTCTTGCATTATCTTATATATACCCATTGGTATCATTTCACTATCAATGCCACAGTATAATGCCATTTCCCTGTTTGCAAGAACCTTGTCATATTCAATGCTTGCTTCTATGTAAGAAGAATTGGTCGAACCTATCTGTATTCTGCTTGTGCTGTTACTACCACTATATAATTTAAGCGACTTAATGGTTTTGATAACCACTCCGTCGCTGTCAAGTAATCGTAATTCTTTATTAATTGGTTCGCCGTTGATAATTGCGTTTGTTAATGCTTCACTTGTAGAATACATTCAACCACCTACTCTTCGATAAATTCGCTCATTGTCTCCATTAATTCTGCTTCTATCTCAATCTCTGAAATATCCGACAGCTTGATTTTTGAGAAATCTATGTCCTGCTCGGCGTTTTGCAAGGATATAAACTCCTTTGCAAATTCCTCTTTATCTGAAATAACATAATTGCCATTTTCAATCTTTGCATTTCCTGCTTCGTCTTTTTCAGCATACGTTTCCAAGAGGTTACGTCTTGCTTCGTCAAAAAGCTCAATGGCATTTTTAAGCACCTTTGCATTTTTTATTATTGTGAAAGCCGTATTTGCCTTAAATTTGTATTTTTTGATTACTTGAATGTCATTGTACATTTTCGCAATTTGTGAGTTTGTATAAGTCATATTCATTTGCCTACCTTTCTATAATGTCGAATGATAATTCACTGTATCTTACGTTTGACAATTCACTGTTGTAGCTGTAAACCGGTGTACTGATAGAGCCGACATAAAAATTCTTTTTAATAAAATCAGTTCCATTTGTTGGGATGAATTTTGCACTAAAAAAGTCGGACTGCTCTAACAATCCGACTATCTTGGCTACCTTTTCTTGTGATAAAGGTATCGTTTTTGCTTGTAGCTTCCATTTCCTTGCCACAATTCTTCCGACAAATGTTGCTTCGCTATCTATGCTTCGCCCTGCCTTGCTGTTCCATATTGATTCGTGACTTGGCTGCAAGGACTTAATATAAGGCGAAATATCCACATCATTAATTTCTAAAAACATCCTATTCCTCCTTTATACTGTCCAAGGCAGGTCCCCTGTTTGTCTGACATACTCATTAGCCTGTTTTCTAACAGTATTGAAAATTCCGTTTTCGTTTGGAACAATTACAGTTTCCTTGTTAAGCAATTCTCTTAAAAGGCGGTTCTGTTCCTGCATAAGTGCTACCTGCTCTGATGAACTGTATTCGGCGGTAACTTCATTGCTGTAACTAGCAGAATAGTCCGCATTATATTCCCCAAGACTTTCAGGAACACTAGCAATTTTATCACTCCAACCTGTTACCATCTGATAGGTTTCTCTAGCTTGATTTTCAAAGCCTATGTCATATCCTTCAAGTGTCCACTTACCGTATTGCTTGAAAAGTTTTGATGGGGAAGAAATTTTAAATCCTTTTTTGAAGATATTCTTAATTCCATCTGTAACAGTTTCTAAGCCTTTCTTAACTCTGTTACCCCATTCGGCTTTTAATCCTTCAAGGTAACCTTGAATACTGTATTTACCATAGCTTGCAAAATCTGATTTTGTGTTAAATGGTCCTGCTATTTTATGTGCTACCTGTTGTGCCACTTGAACACCATACTGTGTCTTAGCAGGGTCTCTTATTCCACCGATGTAATTGCTTATGGAAGTTGTTCCTATTCCTTTCCATTTACTTGGATTAAAGCCTTCTTCCATTTTGCTTGAAACTGTTTGGCTAGTGGCATCTGTATTTTTCAAAACGTCACTTACACTTGTTATATTTTCAGCTAATTCCTTATAACGTGTCTTTGTATCGCTGGCTTTTTGCTCTTGATAAGCATATAACGATGTTTGGGTGTCTATTGCTCCGCTTGCAATAGAGGTATAATAATCAAGTTGTGTCTCAAGATTTGCCAATACGTCTGCACTTTCCCTGTATTTTTCGTTAAGTGCTTCGTAGTTTGCAGTAGCGTCTCGCCACTGTTTTCCTACGTTTTTACTACTAGCAGTTATTTCTGCTATTTCCTTTTCCGACTTTTTAAGACCTCTTGGCAATGTATCATTAAATGCTTCATCTGCGTACTTGTCGTACATATCCCAAAACTTATTTGCTACTTCTGCCATATCTTGAATGACTTTTTTGCCGTCTTTACTTAATATAGGTTGAAAATTGCCATATTTGTAATGTTCGGCAAGGTATGTCCTCATTTGGTCTTGCCCAATCTGATATTCAGCTTGAAGATTGGCCGCTTTCTGCTGTGCTTTTTTCGTTTCACTCTTGCTTTTGTCATAAGTGCTACGCTGTTCCATAATGAGGTCTGTTGTCTCGGTTATTCCCTTTGACGCAGCTTCCTGTAAACCTTTTGCTTTCAATGCGTCTATGACATCGTAAATCTTCTCTTTTTGGTCATCCAAACTGCTGTTTTCATCATCAAGTATTGTCTTAAATTGTTCTCCGCCCTCTTCGATAAGTATTTTTTTGTACTCATCAAGTTTCTTTAAGGCTTCTGTACTCTTGTCAGCACCATCTGCTAACTCAAAGTATTTATCTGCTATTATTTTGAGTTTGTCAGCTTGTGTGGTGGTATCATTTTTTTGGAATGAATCGTAAATTCCGTCAGCAAGTTCTTTTATCTTGTCATTTGAGGTATTAATGTCATCGACAAACTTCTGTGTTGTTTCATCGACTTCTCCTCTAGCCTTTTCGTAAAGTTCAGCAAGTCTACTGTAATAATCGTTTTCCCCAATTAAAATTGTTGCCGTAATTGCTGGGATTGCCATAAGTGGAGATGTAAGTCCGCTCATAAATGCACTTCCTACCTTTGAGCCTGCGTAAGTGGCTACGCTTCCAATTCCGCTCACCAGATTACCAACCGACATTTGAGCTTTAAAACCGCTAAAGAAACTTGTTGCGGCTGTCTTTGCCAACTTACCCATTCCTACTGCAAGTCCTATTTTTGCTACAGTTCCCCAATTAATTTGTTGTAAGAGTTGCCCGATAAAGCTAGCAAACTGTTTCCAATTAAGTGTCTTAAAAAAGGTTGTTACAAAATCCCATATTCCGTTCAAAATGCCGTTAATTGCACTTGCAAAACTCTTAGGCTTAATATTCTTTATTGCATTGTTAATTAAAGAAGTGAGGTCGCTTGCAAGCCGTTTCCAATTAAAGTTATTTGTAAACCCGGCAACTAAATCTAACGTGTTGGTAATGCTTTTTCCAATGAATGTTCCTGTTTTGTCCCACCCGAAAGAGTGAATACCATTACTAAGTTTTTTAGCAATCGTTTCTCCAGCTTTATAATATTCGCCGTTAGCAATTAATTTGCCTATGTTCTTAAGGAAATAAAGTTTGCTTTCAAACTTATCCGCCCATTCATTGGCTTTATTATTCATATTGTCAAAGGCTTTCTGCCATACTTTTTCGTATTCGCTTGCGGCTTCGACAATTTTATCTGTTAAGTCAATATCCCCAGTTCCTGTATTTTTACCACTACTATCGCTGTTTTCAGAAAGTTTATTTACTTCATCAAACCCCATAAGGGAAATAGCGGCTTTTTTCGCACTTTCAGCTACTCCGTCATAGCCGTCTGAAATATCTTCCAATCCGTCTGTTGTATCTTTATAGCCAC